GTGAATGGGGATGATCTGATTATAGCAATGAAACCAGGATATGAACACATTTACGATGGTATGGCGGACAAATTCTCAGAACTTGGCTTGAACTATACTTTCACTAGCAGAACAACCAACAGGAAGGATTTATGGTTCATGTCTCATCGAGGAATGGAGCGCAATGGTATATTAATACCAAAACTCGAGGAAGAAAGGATTGTTTCAATCCTGGAATGGGACAGGTCAGATAAACCAGAGCATCGGCTGGAAGCAATTTGTGCATCAATGATTGAAGCATGGGGTTACGACTGGCTAGTCCACGAAATTCGGAAGTTTTACAGCTGGGTTCTGTCCCAAGCTCCATACAACACGCTTGCCACTGAGGGTAAGGCACCATATATAGCAGAAACAGCTTTAGAGCATCTGTACACTAGAAGGACAGTTGACTTGGGAGCTATTGAAAAACTGCTCACAGAATGGATGGAGAGGGAAGAGGAAGACTCTGAAGTTGTTTTTCATCAAGCAAACGACCAAAATTTGAATGCCGGACAACAAGTTCCCGGTAAACAGAAAGAACCACAACCCCCTGGTGATCAGACTCCAATCCAAAAAGAACCCACAACATCAAGCGGCAAAGACAAAGATGTGAACGTTGGAACGGCAGGTACCTTTGTTGTTCCTCGACTGAACGCGATGGCCTCAAAACTATCACTTCCAAGTGTTGCTGGGAAATCAGTCATGAATCTGAATCACTTGCTCACATATAACCCACAGCAAGTCGATCTTTCGAACACATGGTCAACAAAGGCTCAATTCGCCACGTGGTACGAGGGCGTTAAAGCTGACTATGATGTTACAGATGAGCAAATGGCCATCATACTAAACGGTCTCATGGTTTGGTGTCTTGAAAATGGGACATCACCAAACATCAGTGGAATGTGGGTTATGATGGAAGGCGAAGAACAAATTGAATTTCCAATCAAACCACTGATAGATCACGCAAAACCAGCTTTCCGACAAATTATGGCACACTTCAGCAACGTTGCTGAGGCATACATTGAGAAACGGAATTATGAGAGGCCATACATGCCACGGTATGGCCTCCAACGAAACTTGACTGACATGAGTCTAGCTCGTTATGCATTCGATTTCTATGAAATGACAGCGAAAACTCCAATTAGAGCGCGGGAAGCTCACATCCAGATGAAGGCAGCAGCCTTACGAAATGCAAACACACGCATGTTTGGATTGGATGGAAATGTCAGCACACAGGCAGAGGACACGGAACGACATACAACTGATGATGTAAACAGGAACATGCACACCATGCTTGGTGTACGAAACATCTAGTTGTACTAGTGATATTATTTCTTATTGTATTACTTTACATTTTCAGTGGGTGCTTCACTCCTTGTATGAATACTTAAGTTATTTATCCGTAGTATCCTTCCTACGAAGGAACCCACCTTTCAATCACAGTTTATAGCTGTTATTTGTGGTGATTCTTTGAATCGTATAATGACCGCTACATCCGGTGTGTAAAAAAAAAAAAAAAAAAAAAAAAAA